ATTCTAAAGAATAAAAAATCCGAAAGCCTAAAAACTGAAAGTTTTCCAATCAAAATCAAAAAAAAACCATCGAACTTTAGAGAATAAATTCCTTCCGTTTTTTTAGGATTTTCGGGCTTTAGACCTGCAACCAGCATCAATCCTCACTTTCTATCGTCGTCACACAAAAATCGTTCGGGACGATAGGGCCCCTATAAGACCTTTTTTCTCCTTCACTACTTACTAATTATTTATATATAAACATAAGACTTTAAAACCTCTTAGAGAGATAGTAACTCACGTTACAAAACTATTATCATGCTAAGTGTTATTTATTTTCACCATCATATTGACGTAGATTGAGCGCCATCGTATAGTTACCACACCAACAACAAAGAGGTGATGAAGAATGAAGAAAGGCGATATGGTGGAATGCATTGACGTAAAGGGAAGTAAATATCTTACTAATGGAAAATCGTATGAAGTTGTGGCAGGAAAAGGCGACAATGGAAGATTTGGATACATCAGCAGCGATACAGGCTTTGAAATAGTAGACGACAATGGGCATTCAACATTTTGTTTATATCCTGAATGTGCACACGCTGAATGGAGAATCAAAGAATGACCAAAGCAATATACACGCGCACGCAACTGGAGCCTGAAATGGGAGCAGTGAAAACGCAAGACTTTATGATGGCTCAGGCAATGCATGCATACAGCAACGGTAAGCGCGTCTGTCGCGTTTTTAGCGGCGAAGGCAAGCAGAGAGTGCTTGAGCAGGTTATCGTGTCGTCTGGTGGAAACTAAACCGGTTTAGCAACGATGAATAAATTACTGGCAGTGGTGCTACTGGTTATCGCTAACTCAGCAAGCGCTGAGACAATATGGGTTACGAAGTACGCACTGACCCGTGGAATTCAGAAGTACGAAAGCGCACAGATATTCGCAGATGGGCAGGTGGCTGTAGTTGGCGATGTTTACTTTAAACGTGGTGAATACTGGCTTGATGAGCAACAGGCGAAAGAGCATGCAGAGACTTTGCGGCAACGCCGGGTATCTGCACTAATGCGTGAGCTTGAGCGTTTGCAGGCGGTTAAGTGAGGATTTATGTTAGCAATGACATTGGCTTTTGTGTGCGCATTTTTTATTGCTTTGGTTACAGCGCCAAAACAGGCATCTTTCACTGAAAGATTTATATTGGGAATTATTGCGGCATGCTTATCAGCTGTATGCGTTTTTTGTTTCTATATCGACATGGGTAAATGGTGAGGATTTATGGATATTGGAATCAATGAAGTAAAAGATATCATTGAGTCACTTGAAAGTAATAGTGAACTCTCAATCAAAGAGGAAAAATACCTCAAAGTTGCAAAGCTATGCGCTCAGCTGGCTGCGGAGAATGTGGCACTGAAGGCTGGCGTAACTTACTTCGCATACTCACCTGAATACGGTTTTGATTATTTCAAAGACAAGCAGAGCGCTATCGACACAGCGCAGGATGAGATAGACGCATACCGTGAGGACGCAGACGACGGCTGGAGCGAAGATGTTCAGCGCGTGTCATGGGGTATCGTGATTCAACAGGCTCAAGGCTTCGATGATCAAGGGCTGCATACCTCCGATAGCCAGCACACCTATCAAACATGCAATTACCGGTTGGTTGACTCGATAGAAACCCCCGCCACCTACCGCATTGTAGCTGGGATTAAGGCTGATGGGGTGGAAGAGTTCGCAGCGCATCTTCGCGCTAATGATAACGGGGCATCAGTTTGCAAAATGATTGCGCTCGGAGCCGATGATTTCGCCAAGCAGCTGCGCGAGGGGGCCGACAAATGAGCGACTTCGATACTTCATCAAAAGTTAAGGCTCGCAAGTTACATCGTTGCTGTGAATGTTACGGCGCTATCAATCCAGGCGATACCTACGAGAAAGTTTTTGTCGTCCAGGATGGCGATGCCAGCAACTTCAAGACGTGCCAGAAATGCGCAGAAGCGCGTGACTGGCTGCTTAACGAAACTGATTGGCCTGACGATATCGACGGCGAAGGGCATTCGTATTTCTTCACGATGCTGCGTGACCACCTCCGTGAGCAAGGCCGTGAAGGCGACCGCAAATATGCATTTCGAGCGTATCGGCTTGTCGTCCTGATGGATAAGCGCCGTATGGCTTATGCCAACGCATACAACGCGGAGACCGTAAAAATCCGCGATTCTCTTGCTCAAGGAGTCTCAACATGACAACTGATATCACCGAACTGGCTCCAGCTATGAAAGCGGAAGCAGAAGGACCAAACCAATGACCAGCAAATTTAGCATCGACAACAGAGAGTTGCTTCAGAGAATTAGTAGCGGCGAGGCTGTTGTGGGAATTGATTTTGGTAATCTAATCGTCAGGGAGCTGGCTGCATTCAGGCTGGCCGCAATGGACAGCGAGCCGGTGGCGTGGCGCTGGAACTATGGGGGTACAACGATTTGGCGCTTGCTAGACACCAAACCTGGGCCGGGGAGCAATCCAAGATGCCCCCGCGTTATAGAGCCGCTCTATCGCCACGCGCAGCCAGTGCCGGTAGTGCCGGATGATGTGCTGGAGGCATTGCAAAAGGTTGCACGAATACGCCTCGAACTGAATGACTTCGACGGCGATCGCCGTGGCATCGCTGATTGCCTGTGTGATGCTGAAGAGGCGCTCATTGAGGTAGTAAACCGCCGCGCCGCCATGCTCAACGGAGGTAAGCCATGAAACCCTACATCATCCGCAGGCTGATTGCCGTATCACTACTTGCATTCTGGATTGTTTTTGCATTAGCTATCTACTTTATCTTGAGGTGATTTATGCTGTGGAGCGACATTCAGGCGGCATGCGAGGAAGCTGATTTTCTGTATGAGGAGACTGGTAAGCATCACGCCGTCATTCAGGTTGGCAGCATGATGCTGGTTGTTGAGTATCACAGCATGCTTCGGCATATGTACTCAACGACGAGGTATCAGTGATGCCACAAAAATCAAAGCAGGAGGTGTGGCATGCTGCACAGGTAGAAGGCGTCGACCACTTCATAGCAGCAATCGCTAAAGCCTTTCCTGACGCGATTGAGGTGGTTGTAGTTGAAGCTAAAGATAAGACTATTTGGTGGAAAAAGGAGGATTGATGAGCAAGATAAAAGATGCAGCGTATGTGGTTTCTGTGTTGACGGCGATAGGCATCGTTCCAGTAGTTGCAGTTACGGCACTCATGATTATACCGATAAAGATTATTCAGTATATTGCAAGTCTGGCGTTTTGATGTATAATCACGTCATACATCAATCATCACCCACCACCCTTTAACCCGCTTCGGCGGGTTCTTTTTTTTGCCTGTGATATGTTAAAATGACGTATATTCACAGTGAGGTTCAAATCATGGCAGGCGAAAAGAATTCTAAGTACAAACCAGAATACGACCAGCAGGCATACAAGCTTTGCTTGCTAGGCATGACAGACAAAAAGCTTGCTGAGTTCTTTGAGGTGACGGAGCAGACAATTAACAATTGGAAGAACGACCACCCTACATTCTTTGAGTCCCTAAAGCGTGGCAAGGCGCTGGCTGATGCTGATGTTGCTCATAGTTTGTACAATCGCGCACTGGGGTATGAGCACGATGCTGATGATATTAAAGTTGTTGAGGGGTCAATTGTAATCACTCCAACCATTAAACGTTACCCGCCAGATGCAACATCAGCAATATTCTGGCTAAAAAATAGACAGCCGGAAGTATGGCGTGATAAGCCTGAAACTGAGATGGGTAATGGCGATGGACAAATCCAGAAAGTACAGATTGAGGTGATTAGTGCAAATAAAACTGACAGCGACTAAGCCGCAAGCCGATTTTCTGGCGCTTGATTGCAAGTTTCCTGCATTCGTGGCTGGGTTTGGCACTGGAAAGTCAGAAACAATGTGCAACTCAGCTCTGCTTGATAGCCTTGAGGGTGGCTCTGATAGCCTCATAGCGATGTACGAGCCGACTTTCGACCTTGTGCGTCTCATCCTTGCACCACGCATGGAAGAAAAGCTCATTGATTGGGGTATTCGTTACAAATACAACAAATCAGAGAATATCATCTACACCGCCAACGGGCAGATGGGTGATTTCGTTTTGCGCACACTAGATAATCCTTCAAGGATTGTTGGTTACGAGTCATTCAGGGCCAAAATCGACGAACTGGACACGCTGAAGCAGGAGCATGCAACAGAGGCATGGATTAAGATTATGGCGCGTAACCGTCAGTCACCATCCACCTACCAGCGAACATCTGATAAGCCAATGAACACGGTGAGCATATTCTCTACGCCGGAAGGCTTCAGATTCGTTTATGACCGATGGGTGAAGAATCGCAAGCCTGGCTATGAGATGGTGCAAGCTAGCACCATGAGCAATCCTTTCTTGCCTGATGATTATGTACAATCACTGCGTGATAGCTATCCACCGCAGCTCATTGAGGCCTATCTACAAGGTGAATTTGTAAACCTTACATCTGGAACTGTTTACCCGCAATTCGACCGTAAACTCAATCACAGCGATGATGAATACCAGCAGGGAGAGCCTGCACACGTCGGTATGGACTTCAACGTTGGAAAAATGTCTGGAATTATTCACGTCGAGCGGAAAGGTGATCCGGTTGCAGTTGGCGAGATTCTAGGTGCTTATGATACACCTGAAATGATACGCCTGATTAAGCAGAAGCTATGGCGAGAAACATCACATGGAGAGTTTGAGAAGCTATGCGATATTTACGTTTACCCTGATGCCTCTGGAGGGTCACGCAAGACGGTCAATGCTGGCACGTCCGATATTGCATTGCTGCGTGAAGCCGGATTTCACATCATGGCAGATAGCAAAAACCCGCCAGTGCGTGACCGCATCAACTCAGTGAATGCGATGTTTTGCAATGCAGAGGGTGAACGCAGGTACAAGATAAACACCAAGCTATGCCCTATGTACACGGAAGCGCGAGAGCAGCAGGTATATAACAAGCAAGGTGAACCAGACAAAACGCACGACAAAGACCACCCAAATGACGCGGCAGATTATTACATTTACAATAAATACCCGCTAATGAAACCGGTGGCTGGCTGGTTGAGAAGAAAGAGATAGATGTTATACTGGACGCTGTAAGCTATCATTTATGGAGTCCAGTATGACAAATGTCGAAACTACCGAATACAAAGGCCACATATTCCGCAGATATCCAGACGCTAAGCGCCGTTCTGATCGAGTGTATTTTAAATGCACGATATCCCATAAGCCAACATTCCTGCACAGATTGGTGTACGAGGACAATTTCGGCAGGATACCAAATGGCATGCATGTTCATCATAAGGACGGTAATGAGGCCAATAACTCCCCCGAAAACCTGGAGTTACTAACACCAAAGGCTCACATTAATGAGCATATGGATGATGATCGCATTGTTGCGCTAACAAAAAACCTTGCTGACAACGCATTACCAAAAGCGTGTGAGTGGCACAAAGACCCAGCAAACAGAGAGCATCATGTAAGGCTTGGGCGTATGTCATGGGAAAATTTCGATCCAAAGGAAATGCAGTGCATTCATTGTCATGAGAAATACATGAGCAAGACAAGGCGGAAGGATAAGTACTGTTCTAATAAATGCAGCTCCGCAGCAAGAAGGGCGTCAGGAGTTGATGACGTGGAAAAGGAATGTGAGTTTTGCGGTGGCACATTCACCAGTAACAAGTATGCGAAAGTTAGATTTTGCAGCAAGTCATGCAAAATGAAGAATTATCATGCCAAAAAGAAAGAATAGCCACATCGTACAGCGTGCTCTGGATGGATTAGAAGGAGCAGGAGATAAGAAAAAGCCCCGATTAAGGGGCTAACTGTCTTTATGCTGCTACTTGGCGAATAGTGTAACCATAGCCAAGATAAGCATTTCTCTCCTGAAAAGATGATGCGCGAATGCGTGCAGCAGCCTCACCCTTTACGGTTGCAACAACGTAATCTGTAGAATCCGGCCCGTTCTCTACAACTTCGAAAGCTGGTACATTTTTAGTTGTCAGGTCGTATGTGTTCATTTCATCACCTCTCACTCAGCGGCACCATTGCCGCCTCAATGACTTCAATCTACATCAACAACTAATCAACGTCAACATTTATTATAAATCATTTGTAAAGCCAGCAATGAATCCCCGCATTGCGCATGGCGGCATAAATCACATCATCAGACACCACCGCCATTGCCACCCTGTCAGCGTCTATCTGCTGATGCGAAGCCATGATGTCATCATAGAAGACATCGTTAGCATGCAGCCACTCATGCGCATGCTTTGCCCTCATGATAAGCACATCATGCCCGGCAGAATAGAGCGACTTAGCCAGTGCGACATTGCCAGCAATAGCATTGCCATCCCCATCACGCAGCACACCATCAAGCTCGAAAATGACACATTTCATAAGATTTCTCCGAGAGGTTTCATTTTAATCTACGCCATGCTAGAATCTACGTCAAGGCGCATTGACATAACTACATCACCGGGGCATCATGAAGGCGTATTCATCTTTTTCGTGGGAGCAGAAGGAGAAAATATACTCACTCGCAAGGGCTGGTGTATCAGATGAGGCCCTGTGCGAAAGATATGATGTTGATGAGGCTATCCTGCTGCGCATGTATGATGAGGTGCTGTGTGAGTTGCAGCGGCGTCGTGGTTACAGTGGGCTAAAGACGGTTAATGACTTCTTTCGGAATGTTGATTTGATTGGTGATGGTGATGATAAAGAAAAAGCTGCAAATGAAGATGCGCAAAGCCGCAATGGAGAAGTACACAAGGAAGATTGATATCAGTTTTATTGATGGCGTTGGCATGTACAATCACGCCTGTCATCTGAATTCAGTAAATCGCGCAAGAGCAGGAAATAGCGCCGCCGTGGTTGAGGTTGTTATGATTAATGATGACTCAGTGACAGCGCATTACATCAACATGCAGGTAGATGGGAAATTTGTTGATTACACACTTGGCTGGCACTGGTCAGGTGCTGATTACAGATTTGTGCGATACGTTCCATTCACTGAGTGGAGCGACATAACCAGTTCTCTTGAGCGTCTCAAGGTGGAACTTTGCAAGCCAGTCAGCAAATGGATGCGAGCCTTTATGTTAACTAATAACGAAATGTGTTGAGGTGATTTATGATTATTGAAGGTGAAATTTTTGAGGATATATCAACTACGGAGCTTAATCTGCAGTCGATGAACATCAATCAAGATGGCGACGCAATAGTTATCGACAAACACCAAGCCGCACAGCTTATCGAAGTGCTGCAACGCTGGGTTGATGGCGAGGAGATTGAGTGATGAATGAGTACCTATGGTGGTGCGGACTGGCTTTTAATCTTGCTGTGTTGATGTTTACCATGCTTGTTGTTTGGGTGTGGTTCATTTTCCCGGCAATAGAAGCCATAAGTATGGTCAGATACTACAAGGCGATTGCCCGTAAATATCCTGATGTTAAGTTGAAAGGGTTTTTCAGAATGCTTGGTGGTTGCTATGAGCCTTTCGGTCGCAGCTTTGAAAGTATGAGATGCGCTTATGGCTATTGGGATGGCGTTGGAAAGTGGCGTGTTTATAATAACGAGGATGGTGACGAATGAGCATTTACTTTTATCGTGGTCACATTGAGGAGCCAGCATCCGGTCGCAATGTTGGTAACTTCTGCGGGACTGTAACGGCCTCTGATGCCGTAATGGGCTTTGGTGCTGCTTACGACAAGCAAGTTCAATACATTAGCTCAAAAGGTGGCAACGGATATTCTGTTATTTTTGATAAATTCGAAAAGGTGGAATGATGAAAGCAGTCAAAACAATCCTGTTCTGCATCATTAATCCGCATCTGATTGTGATGCTAATCTGCGGCGCCATGCTTATCGGTGCAAGAAAGTCGCTTTATTATCTTTCCGACAAGCTGGATGATGCGGCGCGTTACGTGCAGAGTGTTGACTATAAACTCGGCGCTAAGTCATACCCTGCATGGTTCAGATCGCTTGTTGATGATGAGGTGAAGTGATGACAAGAAAAGAGATTCATGATGTGGCGGTTGGTTGCAGGAAATGGATTGAGGAGATATGGTTTAAGCCTGGATTCAGTGGAAAGCGCTATAAATTGCACGCCAAATGTCGCGGCTTAGTTCTTGGGGATAGAATAGAGCTTGCTATATTCCATAACAATGATCAGGCTCTTCAAGAGAGGGCTTTTGGTGACTGATACCATGCTATAATCCCATCCATGCGATGGGATTTTTTTTATGGTGGCGAAATGTCAAAGTTAGAGGCGGTAAACGCCTATATTCAGCAGCGAGTGGCGAATAATAACAGGCTCATCGAGCGTCAGCGCCGGGAGTTTGGCGGGAAGAATATCGACCACAAACACGACAGGCTGTGGATTGAGTGTGGCTATCCTGAAGAAATCACCGCCGAGATGTTCCGCTATGCTTATGAGCGCTATGCACCGGCAGCCGCTGGCGTCAACCGCGTACTCGATAAGTGCTGGCAGACTCCGCCGCAAATCCTTCAGGAAGGCGCTGATGATAAGGCGAGCACCCCCTGGGAGAAGGCAGCCAATAAGCTGTTTAAGCGCGCCGCGCCATTTATCAAGGACGCAGACCGCCGCAACCTCATCAACCGATACTCTGGCCTCATCCTGCAAATCCGTGACGGAAAGCAATGGAACGAGCCGGTAGACACCACGAAAACAAAACGCATTAAGGATGCTGCCATTGTTCGCTATATTCCGGCGTGGGAAGAGCAGTTAACCGTCAGCGATTGGGAGAATGACGAGGTCAGTGAGGATTACGGACAGCCGAAGATGTATCTGTATCAGGAGTCGCTGGTTGGTGCATGCAATCGTGACGGCAAGCCAACGCGCTCACTGAGCATCCACCCTGACCGCGTTATCGTATTTGCTGAAGGTGCGATGGATGGCTCTATTTACTCTGGTGTTCCGCTTCTGCGTGCCGGGTATAACCACCTCATCGACATGGCGAAAGTCACCGGCTCAAGCGCTGAAGGCTTCCTGAAGAATGCAAGCCGACAGCTCAACGTTAATTATAATAAAGACAACGTTTCCGCTCAGTCACTGGCACAGCAAATGGGAGTGCCGCTGGATGAGCTGGCGGATGTGCTTAACGAGGATGTTTCACGCCTGAATGAGGCTATTGACGCGGCAATGTTCACGATGGGCGCTGATGTCAAGGTGCTCTCAGTAACACCAGCCGACCCAGGGCCGACATGGACAATTGCGGCCAATCAGTTTGCTGCATCCATTAAGAAACCATTCACCATCCTGTTCGGTCAGCAGACTGGCAGACTTGCATCCGATGAGGATAAAACCGACGACGCCATGAGCGCCAAACAGCGCCGCGAGGACTGGCTGGATTACATCATTTCGGTGTTCATCGACCGGATGATTTCCTTTGGTATTCTGGATAAAGCACCAGAGAGTGGTTATTACTGCAAATGGGATGACCTGCTTGCTCCTTCTGAACTGAACAAGGCCGATTTGCTGGTTAAACTTGCCGCAGCTAATAAATCCGTGTTTGATGCAGGCCAGATGGCCCTGATGACCGCCGATGAGATGCGCGGCATTGTCGGCATGGAGCCATTAGAGGCGCAGCTTCCTGATGGACTACAGGAAGGTCAGCAGCAGGACCAGCAAACAGACCAGCAGCAGGGCCAGACCGATGCGCCTCCTCAAAATTAATGCCCGGCTTCCGCAGCCAAAATTAAGCATGAGCCTGACAGACCCACTCGGCGCAGTGGGTCGTGTAAATAAGATGGTGCGCGATGTTGACGCCAGATACGTGACGCTAAAATCGCAGGTTGCCGAGCTGTTCCGCGCAATTCCTGTGGCGACTGGCAACGCGGAGGCCGGAAATTATTATTATGATTTCTCCGCCTACCGCGCAGCGACATTCTTTGATGAGCTTCAGCGCATCCTTGATGATAAATTGCTGGAAGGTGATGATTTCACGCACGGAAGACTGTGGGCCTCATCCTACGTTAGCGACGCCATGTATGCCGGGACGCAGAAGGCAAATTCCGACCTTGGAGACCTGTCGTCGGCATACAAGGACAGCAGGCCGCTCGCTGAAATACTCTACTCTCAGCCGTACCTCGACAGGCTTCAGCTTGCGTACACGCGCACGTATAACGACTGGGGCGGACTCTCTGATTACACGCGGCAACAGGTAGCGGAAGTCATCACCGCTGGCATTGCAAATGGCGATGCTCCTGGTATGGTTGAGCAAAACATTGTTAACCGCATGGACGTGTCAAGGAGCTATGCGCGGTCAATTGCTCAGACTGAAATCACCAACACTCTGCGTGAAGCTAACAGGCGAGAGGTCAAGGAGGCGCAGGTTACGCTGGGAATGGATGTCATCATGCTCTGGCAGTCTGCGCTGATGAAAACCACCCGCGTTAACCATGCTGCGCGTCACGGCAAATATTACACCCCGGAAGAGATTGATGAGTTCTACAGCGAAGGCGCTAACCGCCGCAACTGTCATTGCAGCCAGACCCCTGCGCTTGTAATGGATGGGAAGCCAGTGATACTGGAACGGACGCAGGAAAAACTGGATAAGCAGAGAGAGGCGTGGCAAGGAGCGCATAAAAAAGCCGCCTGATGGCGGCTTGGCTTTATAGTTTATCGATCAATGCCAGATAATTAGTTAGCGCATATGCAAGATTTTTGTTGCTTCCAATCTTTTCATTCTTAAACCCGCTAATGAAGCCATCAATTGCATTCGCCATATCATCGCGCTTCATTTCTTCTTCTGTGCGTAGTGGTCTGAATTTAGGTTTATCACAAATGATATCCTTAGCAATTTCAGTTAACTCCTGTACACCGCAACAATTTGTTTGCGACGCCATGACTACAATCTGCTCTGAGATGTATTTTATTGTTACTGGAAGCCAACCAACATTGGCATCATGCCATTCACATTCACACCCAACAGGCGGCACCCCCTCCCCACTCCATACCGGAGCAACACCCTGGCCGATGCACTCATTCAGGTCGGCTTCATCATCCGCTTTGGCCTGCTCTGCTTTCTGCGGCTGGTGCAGGCGGTAGGCGATGATGTCCACAACTGAATTTTCATGCCGCCAAAATGCCTGCCCAGCATTAGAAAATGGATTAACCACTACATCGCTTTCTTTATGATGTTTCGGCCACGCTTGCTGGTTTTCGCTGACCGCCCCGCAACGATGCTTGACGTCAACCGCTGTTCCGCACGGCACCGGACACTCCCCACCACCCCAATCAATCCAGCCATCACTTTTAGCGGCCAGCGCAGCTTCGTATTGCTCGCGGGTGATGATGGCGGTGGCCCAGTCGTCAGCAACTGTGTCGTATCTTTTTATTGTTACGTCCGCGTGTCCGCCGCCACTATTCGCTAGCCATATATTTTTTTTAAGATACGGCTCTTCTCTGTATCCAAATACCACGCCCCTGTATAGGTCGCCACTACCATAATCCTGTGTGATGCACTTCACCCCGGCGGGCCATTGCCAGCCATTCAGACCATCCTCAACCAGCATATCAATCAGCTTCATTTTTTCTCTCCGTTATAAATTCTTTTCAGTTCACCCATCACATTCACCCATGCCGTGTGCTCATCCATGCCGCGCATCACTAATTTAACGTAGCGATTGCGGGCCTTAAACATCAGGCGCGGGCACATTATTTGTCACCCATCGTTGACAGGCAGACTTCACGTGCGATGGCAGCCACTTCTTTCGGCGTCTTATCCGTCATTTTGTATGCCCCATCAACGATAGCCTTGCTGATTTGGTTAAATTCAGCGCTATATTGGCTGCCGGAAGTAACCATCAGCGCAAGCTGCTTTGATACACCAGCATCACGGGCTTCTGCTGCTGCTTCTCCGAGCTCACCAACTGCATTGCAAAACTCACCAGCCGATGCACCAAATGAAGCTATTGCGAATACTGCCACTGCGATAAATTTTTTCATCTTGAATCCCCTGTGTTTGTGTAACCACATCATCGCTTACGATTCAATCTACGTCAATAGGATTATGATAAAATAATCTGCATCACCGGAGGTAACAAATGAAACTATCAACGCGCGGAAAGAATTTAATTAAATCTCATGAAGGGTTAGTGCTTGCAGTCTACCCTGACCCTGCTACTGGAGGCGCGCCATACACGGCAGGCTACGGCCATACCGGTAGCGATGTGAAGCCCGGAATGAAAGTCACGCAGGCTATGGCTGATGCGTGGTTTGATAAGGACGTTGCGAAGTTTGAAAGCGGCGTCTCGTCGCTCATTACTGCGCCGACAACTCAGGGCCAGTTTGATGCAATGGTGTCGCTGGCCTACAACATCGGACTTGGCAACTTTGGCAAATCAACTCTGCTGAAAAAGCATAACGCCCGCTGCTACACCTGCGCCGCTGACCAGTTCCGGGTGTGGAATCGCGCAAATGGCAAGGTCATGAATGGCCTCACCAAGCGCAGGGCGGCAGAACGCGAGGTCTACATGTCATGAAGCGACTAAGCAACTGGTTTATAGGAGTATGGTTCTGCTTCTGTTCGCTGCTTCAGTTCTGGCCAGATGCAATGGTGCAAGTGTGGGCCTTCATGCCCGACGACCTGAAGTCAGCAATGCCACCGATTGTAGTGAAGTTAATCAGCTACAGCATTCTGTGCGCTTCCATGTTCAGCAAGATGCACGGCATGAAGAAGCAAATTAAGGCGCTGAGAGATGATTCTGGAAATAGCTAAGACTTACTGGAAGCAAATTGCCGTTATTGCCGGCGTCGCTCTTCTGGCGCTGGTTATCTATGGCAAGTGGGTCAACTACGGCAAAGAGAAGTATAACGCTGGCTACCTGGCCGCAGTTGAGGCGCAAAAGACGAAAGACAAAGAGGCATCTGAGCAGCATGAAAGAGACAAGAAGACCGTTGAAACCGAGGCTCAGAGGCGCGTGGATGCTGCGCGTGCTGATGCTACCGCTGCTGCTGTTAAGTATGGCAGGTTGCAGCAACAGCTCACCACAATCAGAAAGCAGCTCCTCGATTATTCCCGCACTGAGTCCATTGGCAATCCAGCCTCAAACACCGGGGTTTTGCTTGCCGACGTGCTCAGCAAATCTGTCGAAAGAAACAGACAATTGGCAGAATATGCTGACTCAGCAAGAGAAGCAGGATTGACTTGTCAGGCACAATACAACTCCCTGCGTAATAAAAAAGCCCCGTAAAAGGGGCTTTGTTTTAAATTAGTTCCACGGAGTTATGCATAGAGCGCCTCCATTTTGTACCCAAACATGACTGCGTTCTGATGCTCAACACTACCAGCAAACACCAGATAGCGGTGCCCACGATTGCCGGTGATGATGTAGGCGACTGGCTCCCGCTTCATAGCTTCACCATTGATGCTTTGCTTAGTTTTGTGTTGATATGCTGAATGCACTTAACGATCTCCCCAATCTCATCAATAGTGAACACGCTGCCATCATATAAGGTGTTAACCCTGTCGCCAGTCACTTCAATAGTCAGGTGCTTGCCTTTGAATCGTGCAGCAAACCCATTACACTCAAAGTGTCCTGATTCTTGTGCTGCATTATCCGCGCATGCATTGGTAACTTTCATTTCGATAACCTCGCCCAGCCTTTGCCCCTCACGTTATAAACAAGTCCCTTCTTTTTCAGTGCCTGCATTCTCCTGTCAAGGATTGTGATGTTTTTGACTGGTGAAATGTCCAACACCTCACGCCAAATCGACCCGATATCTACAGGCCTGATTGAGTCATCAAGACGGCGCAGAATTGCATCGTCAAGTTCATCATAAACACCCATCACCTTACCTCCCCATTCAGTTCATTAACAATTAATGTTGCATAGCCAGCAATGTCTTTCCAGCTGTCGTCGTATGTCGGGTCGCCATTCAGGATGCGGCCGATTTTATGCTGAATCATGTCGAGCGCTTCCTTCTGGCTTGCGGTCAGGTTGTTCCAGCCATCAACATCGCGCATTACATCTTTCAGTGACTGCATGATTTCTGCGCCGTCTTTGAATTTGCCATAGCGTCTGCCGCGCTCGGTGATAAGGGCTTCTGTTGTGGTTATCAGGGTTTCATTGATTTCCTTATTAATTATTTTTGACACATCCTGTGCCGTATTTTGTATCGCCTGTGCCAGATACGTGCCGCCACTGACTTCACTGGCCTTTATTGGCTCACGATGGGCGATAACAATATCTCCAGCCTTTTCGATATCCTTATCTCGCCCTGCATAATCCGCGCTGAGGTAGTAGATTTTGCCACTGGCTGCTGATTTCACAACAAGAGCGGCATCTTCATGACCATTAAAATAATCAGCACTTCCCTTCAGGTATTTGTATTTCATCACTCGTTCACCCCGCTCTCTTCAATTATTTTAATTTCAATCTGAGCAACGCGAGCATCCGGGCCATTGTCACACTCAATAAGATGCGCCCATGCATCAATGCGATTATTGAACACCCGAAAGCTGACTCCGTGCTTTTCCTTATCAGTCATGGCGCTCCCGCCACTGTTATCAAGAACGATGAACTTCATCATTACTCCACCCTCAATGTAACCTTGTTTTTCTCATCCACGCTAAAGTGTTCACGCACAAACGCGTACATCTCTTCAGCACTCCATTCGCGCATTGCTACATAGCAGTGCGCATAATATCTGACATCACGCAAGCTTAGCGGCTGGCGCTTAGTGATAATCTCAGTCAGTACTTCCAGTGGTTCTTTGCGTTGTCTCGCCATTTGTCGCTCTCCTGTGAAAATAGTATTGACTAATCTACATCAACTAGTCAATACTTAATGACGTAGATTATATCACATTGGAAATCGGTGGTGTGGAATGAAAGGCTGGAGAGAAGTATCAGAGGTGCACAAGAGGTATTGCCGGGAAACGCTTGAAATTCTTGGCGTCAAAGAATCGACCATAAAATTCATAGAGCAGCGCATTGACATGGCTGCTATGGAGGCAGCTCATGAGCAAATGTCATCATGGCTTGATAAGCCGTTACCGGGGATTTTATATCGTGGTAAAGGTTCCGACTGAGGACGATGATGGGTATCTGCATACCCATAGCGAAATCCTAAAATACTATGGCGTTAACTATAAATTGCTGATGGTGAGAAAAAATGACAACTGATCAGGTATACGAAAAAGAGCTGCTCAACAAACTGGAAGAGCTAGACCGCACTCGCGCATGGGTGGAAATTCAATTGCGCGAAGTCCGTAACCGCATGCAGCGGCAGGTTAACCGCGAAATCATCGAGTGGCGTGAGGGTCGCCCGCATTTCAGCAATATTGGTGAGTGGGTGGCGAAATGAAACCGATGATGAATGATTATGGGCTGCTTGAATGTCCGTTTTGCGGGTGTAGTGATGTTGGTATTGCTACTGATGAGGATGGCTGGGAATACATCGAATGCGGCGATTGCTATGGTCGCACCGATGCATTTAGAAACAGGAAGTTAATGACTATGCGATGGAACACCCGCAACGGCCATCTCTACACCGCCGACGACTACAAACAGGATGCAGAGGAGCGCAAGCATGGACTTTAAGACTCAAATCATTACGGTGATAGAGCGCTGCGGCGGTGCAACAAATGCCATGATTCGCAAGCAAACCGGAATCACTGACCGCGCGCGGATAAATCTCTATCTTCTCGAAATGGAGAGTATGGGATTTATTATTAAAGAGGAAAGCACCAGTTATGGCCGTCGCTGCTTTAAGTATTTCCTTAATCCCGACAACACCGCTCTGGACCTTGCTATTCAGAATCATCTTGAGGCTCACCCGGGAAGTAAGAGCAAGCAGATAGCTGAGGCCATTGGCGTTAACTACACCATCCTGAAGGCTCGCATGCGCTATCTGTCAAGCATTGGTCAGGTTGACCGCGAAATGCTGCCCGGAGGCGCGTGGAAGTATTACTGGCAGGAGGTTATTCCGTTTGGCATGAGCCGTGACAGAATGTTGTTCGAAAAGCTGCTTTCCGGGGCGCGCCAGTCATGTGGGCGGTAAAGCATAAATCTGGCCGCGTGCTTTTTGTAACAAGTGATGAGCGCACGGCCAATAATCGCAAAGATATGGGGTGGATAGTGGAGGAAGTTATGAGCAAACGCCCTAAATGCAATGGCACAAAGATGGCAGATAGTGGAGGTGTGCACCCATGGGGTGAGCCGATACTCATTGATTGCGATTGCATTATTGAAGAAGCAATGACCGATATGAGAAAGGATTTTGAATCATGGCTCGAAGATGTCCACGGATTATACGGAGAGGATGTAGAATGGCAGCCAGAGCGCAATTGCTACGCTAAATTTGGCATTCACCTTGCCTGGTGTGCATGACAGGCATCCCGCGCGGCGATTGAGCAGGGAGAAATTGTTGCTTATCAGGATTTTTATGGTAATGCAATAAGCAGTGGTGATTTCGATGGAGGTGATGATGAAATGCATGAAACTGCATTTAACGAGCGGTGGACTCCATTAATTAAAGCGAATGGAATTAAGGTGAAAAAATGAAACTACAACTCAGTGAAATCATGGAGGCAACAATCAGCGAGCTTGATGATATCGACATGACTCTTGCATTTGAAATCGAGGCTATCGAGCGCCAGCTTGCGGGCAATCATGATGCAGGCGGAGTATGGAAAGAGAAGGCAATGAAAGCAAAGGTGCACATGCAGCGCACACGTGCGCTTGTTCGCACTCGTCTTGATAAACTCTACTACGGCGAAGAAAGAATGTTGCATGGCGCCATTCTGGCTGAAATCAAAAAGACGATGAGCATTGGGAAATTCATGGATGCCGTAAACCGCGCAAAAGTTAACTGTGGAATGTTAAATAAGAATAGTCCTCAATAAATTCTCTTCTTTGGCTGTTACCTTGCATTCAGGAGGTAGCAGCCATGCCAATCATACTGATATCATTCTTTGCTACTCTTTTCGCTTTTACCGCCTCTCCGCTTTACCTTCTCGCGTCCGTTTCGTGGTGCATATTCATGGTGTGTTATAATCCGGGCATAAAGTAAGCGCGGAGAAAGGTCATGATTGTCAAAATTGGCGACAAGTTGGTCGTTAAATCTAAGGATGGCTCGCACCAGTTTGGCGAGTACGACACCGAAGAGGCGGCGAAAAAGCGCCTTGCTGAGGTGGAGGCATTCAAGCACACGAATAATAAGTTACAGGTTAACATCCTGTACACCATCAATTCAGCCAGCAATATCAGTGAAAAAATCATTGATGGTGACCCGCACTACGTCATCAAGAATGTCGTGCCGGTAGTTGATGATATCGTCATGAACGGCGGCCTGTATCCCGGTGATGAGATTAAAAAATCATTCCACGGCCTTGATGGAAAACCGGCGCCATATGACCACCCTAAGATTGATGGCAAGTACGTATCCGCCAATATGACGCGAGCCGCCAATCAGTTCAGTGTTGGTGCATGGATTGAGAACTCATCCCATGACGGCAGCAAGGCGCTGGTAGACCTTTACATCAATAAAGTGGTAGCTGAGCGCTCTGATAAAGGCAGGGAATTGCTGTCGCGCATTGACGGACTCAAAGTTAACAGCGCCGATGCTGAACCTGTTCAGGTGTCTACCGGATTGCTACTTAACCGCGAGCAGGCATCAGGAACTTCCAAGGGTAAAAAATATTCATGGATTGCCCGAAATATGGAGTGGGACCACCTCGCCATTCTCCCGCCGGGGGTTCCGGGCGCTGGCGGCCCTGCCGATGGCGTTGGCATCTTTGCTGCTAACGGCGAAGATATTGAGCGTGTTGTAGTCAACCTTGAGGAATCGGTAATGACCGACGAAAGTGCAAACAAAATCAAATGGTGGCAGCGTGCCATCAATCGCCTGACTGGCAATCAGTTATCGTTCATGGATATTACCGAGCAACTCCGCAATATCATCAAGGCAGAGACTAATGCCGATGCGTGGCCTTATATCGTCGCCGTTTATGATAATTACTTCGGCGTTGAGATTGACGGCACCATTTATATGCAGTCCTACATCGTCCGTGAGGATATGGTAGAATTAGTCGGTGAACGGGTTAAGGCTGTTTATAAGACAGAGCTTGAACCGGTAAAAACAACTCAAGGGGAAATCTCAATGACTAACGAGGAATTACAGGCTGCATTAGCCGATGCCCTCAAACCGGTTCAGGAATCGTTGACCGCAGTCAACCAGAAACTGGCCGATGTGGAGGCGCAAAACAAAACTCTGCGCGACCAGCTGCAAGCCAATGCCGCACAGGAAGAAACCGCAATGCGCGCCGCTATTATGGCTGTTCTGAAGTTGCCGGAATCTGCTGTGAATGCGCTGACTGGCGAAGCACTGCGTGAAACTTATGCGCTGACCAGTAAAGCGGCTCCGATTTCCGGCGGGTTCCAGCCGAATCGTGCCGAAGAAGATTTTGATATGGAGGCACCTGAATAATGGCTACTATCCGTTACGGCACCATTATTGGTGGCCCAGCTCGCAAAAACAACCCGCAGCTGCGCGAAGGCATCATGAACGTCGCGCTTCAGCCGGGCGCGCTGGTAGATTTCAACTCCTCTGACAAAATCATCGCTCACGCGACTGCTGGCGGTCAGGGTTTCCCCTACGTTCTGCAGCATAACTATGTTGGCGGCGGCGACGTAAGCGAAGCTGTACCGGCAAATGCTACCGGAATGGCGGTGCAGTGCGAATTTGGCGTAACATATCACGCTCTGGTTGCGGCATCCTCCGCGCTGGTAAAAGGTACTCCGTTGGCAAGCAATGGCGCTGGTGCGTTGAAGGTTGCTGGCACTGGCGACAAGATTCTATTTTATTCATACGAAGCTTACACCGTAGCTTCAGATGGCGCTGAACTGGTTGCGGTACGTCGCGCTGGTAATGCCGAAATGCCTGCGGCGTAAGGAGCCGAACAATGGAAAAGATTATCTTTACGAAAGGTCTGATTGCCAACTCGCAGGTGGTCGATCAGCAGTGGAAACACCTTAAAGTTGACCGCAAGGTTTTCATTAATGGTGAATACGACCTGACAAAAAAATACGGCATTAACGCCACTGCACTGGTAACGAAAGATTACTGGCGCGAAGTGGATGACGTGACCACCCGTGTATTCCGCAACGAGTCAGGCATGGATATGATGGCCGACCTGATGACGCTGGCGACTAACATCAACATCGGTAAGACCGTGGCAATCAGCCGCATGGCTTCCGACGCTGGTAAGGTTGTGCGCACCATCTCCGGGCAGGAGCCTGAAGACCTGGATAAAACCCGCTACTCCTACAGCGGCGATGTAATCCCGATTTTCAAAACCGGTTATGGCCGAGAGTGGCGCGAGCTGCTGGGTATGCAGTCTGAAGGTTTCGACCCGCTGATTGATGACCAGGAAAGCACCACCTTCAACCTGCGCGCAGATATGGCAGACTATCTGCTGGTCGGCGATGCAAGCCTGAACGTGAATGGCGTCTACACCGCTTACGGCATCACTAACCACCCGAACACCGTACAGCTCAACCTGAGTGCTTCCGGCACTGGTGCGCTGAACATTGACCTGCAAACTGCAACCCCTGATGAAATCGTTGAGTTCTTCAACCAGGATTTCCAGGCGGTTCTGGATGCGCAGAACGTGTTCGAGCCGGTAACTCTGTGGGTTTCTCCGTCTGTGCGTCGCTCCTTCAGCCGCCCGTATTCCAACGCGGCAGGCTTCAAAGGCGGCACCATTGAGGATTACATCCTCGCATTCGGCAAGACTGGCAACGTTGGCCGTATCGCGTCTATCGGCACCAACTTCAAGCTGACCGGTAACCACTTTGTCGGCTACGTGAAGAATGCGCTGTATATTCGCCCTCGCGTTGCACAGCCGGTATCCACCTATGCAGAGCCGCGCACCACGCCGCACGCTAACTTTAACTTCCTGACCTGGGCTGCTATGGGCCTGCAAATTCGCCGTGATTTCTCGGGTCGAAGCAAAGTTTTCAACGGCTACGGCACGCAAACCGCGCTGTAAAAATAAAGGGGCGAATAGCCCCTTTTAACTATCAGAGGTTATCATGGCTAAATATGAAGTAATCGCCAGCGGAATCTTTATCAAGGACAAGGATGGTCGCCTGCGTGAGCTTGCTGTTGGCGACGTCATTGACGAATCGACCCCGCACATCGAGTCAAAACTTCGCCCGGTTAGTGAGAAGATTCTGGAAGTGGCAACCCCACAAGAATCGCAGCCAAAGGCGAAGAAAACTAAGTAAAATAAACCCGCAAACAAGCGGGTTTTTTATTGGGGGCATCATGGCTGTCAGGTACGAAATAAACACAACTCCGGCTGACGGAGAGGTTTTGCTCAGCGAAACCATGTCAGCAGACTGGACTGCATTGCAGGTGCAGATTGTGCCGCTAAACTCTTCCGGCGGTCATGCACCATTAACAAGCGGCTCTGTTTCCGTAATGGTATCGCCGTTCGCATCCGGTGACTTCTGGATTGACGTTAACAATAATAATTATTATGGCGTTGCGCTGCGACTGAAAGTAATTAAATCACAACTCCCCGCTGGCGTTGCATCTCTGAAAGTTTTGGTGTGGAGAGCTGATACCTCAGTGCCATCAAGTCAGGTTGTCGCGCAGTCCTACTCGGAGCTTGCCAATAGGCAGGGAAAGCTATTCACCGCATCGCGCCGCGTTACTGATGTTGCTGGCGGGGCTAACCTTGACAGCATTTTTATTACCGGCTCAAAACAGGTCGTTTTTAATCAGCGCATCATTGGCTACACCGGCAAAGGTGTCGTAGCGTCAATCTACCGTGGAGCCGTAGCCACTGGCGGCACCGCTGCGGAGGTTAATAACCCAAATGACATAGCGCCACATACTGCAACGGCACAGCTTCTGACTGGCTCTACGGTGACAAGTATCGGTCAGCTGACGGTGGCTGCGACTTATAGTGAAGGAAACGCATCTAATCAGGGGCAGGGTAATTCGCAAGCAAAACTCGGTGAGCAGATCATCATGGCGCCTAATACCACCTACCTGTTACGCATCACATCACTGGATACGTCAGTGCAGAACATCAATGCTTACGTTTCGTGGTTTGAGGATGATGCTTATCTTCCGTGATAAAAGAAAAGCCCCGGAAGGGGCTTTGTTTACTGAACCAACCGCCAAACTGCGTTACCGCGTCGACTGTGATAAATATCTTTTTCAACCTCATGCATTTCTGATAGTTGCTTGCGGAGTGTTTTGCAATTCCACTTATCTAGTGGATATTTACTCTCAAGTCTTAACTTGAGAGAAAAAGTAGATATTCTTACTGGATATCCATCTGGTGCCCAGCGCTTTTGCTCTCTCTTCACTTCGTTAAAAATATGCATTATTTTATTTTTCACTACTAAATCCTCATCGGCATAACGATAACTTTGGCAGTCTCGCCAGTGGGCGCACTGATATTTGCGACAGCGGCACTGGTGTTGCCGTTCAATTCAAAGCGCACCGCCTCATATTTCGGGTTAAACAGCTTCGCCAGCTTCTCAACATCTGCCAGGTATTTGGCGTTGAAGCCGATTTGCTCAGTTGGCGCAGTCTCCTTAGGGATAACGCGATCAATATCAGGGAATCGGCCATCAATCTCAGAGCAGATACCTGCACCTACCATGATTTCATGCTCGTCATGGTAAGTGATAATTTTTGTTTTAGTGTCCAGCAATGCATATGCATAGCGCTTAGTCGGCGACTTGCTGACAGAAACGATGACATTATCTGTCAATTTATTTTCATGCTTACTGGCAATCATGGCGCGATGACCATCAGTAGCGGCAACACGACCGTCAGGCATGAAGCAGATTCCGTTCAGGTAGTAGCGCACATCATTGCGAGCCTGAAATATTAATGCTGATTCAAGTAATAGTTTGCTGATTTTTAATTTCATCACTTCACCTTCACCATGTGTTGTTTTGCAACCTTCATGCATTCATCGAAAATATTGCCTTTCTTTTCACCCTGGTTGCGCCTGTAGTGGGTAATTGCGGCATCTATGGCCGCGTTGTCGATGCCTGGCAGTTTTTCGCGCAGGTTTTTCTCTATGAATTGTTCGGGGTTCATTACCAACTCTCCACCACGTTTGCGCATTCATCATAAAATAAGAAATGCCTTGTTTTTTCTTCGTAACGCTTCATTTCAAATGCGATTATGTCCTCCTGATAGTGAATTTTCTCCACCTGGCGAGCCACGCCGTCTCGCATTAGGATGTGATCGCCTTCTTTTATGTTTTTTGCAGCAGTGCCAATTGTAATCATCACAGCTTCTCCAGAATCGCCAGCACTTCATTCAACTCCGCAGAAGGAAGGCGCAAAAATTCTTCTGTCTCCTGTGCCACATGGCCCTCAGCAACCACCATATGATCTGCTTCTTTCAGCAGCTGAATCAGGCGATCAATCGGCTTAACTTTTTTGGCCTTGAGAGTTTTAGCCGTCACCTTATCCTTGCCCTGCGCTTTCGCTTCCTCAACGGCAGCATCAATAACGTTAACGGCATCATCGCCATGCTCGCGTGAGACCGCAACGGCGTTGGCATAGCTGATTTGGCCTGCATTGATGCGTTGCTTGATAGCATCAGGTACATCACCAAGTGACAGGTGCATCTGCACATCAGAAACTGAGCGACCGACCTTCTTGGCGATTTCTTCATTCGTCCATCCGAACCCTTTCAGGCGCACATAAGCCTTTGCACGCTCAAGCGGGTCAAGCTGCTTGCCCTGACTGGAAGACACCATGAAGGCGATTTTATCCGCTTCATCGCCGGTGAAGTCTTTGCACTCAATGCGCGCAATTGGTACACCTCGCTCAATGGCACGCAATGCGCCAAGATAACGATGCTGGCCGTCAAGAATCTTGATGCGCTTTCCGTCGGCATCAGGAATAACAGTTAACGCCGGGATTGGCTGGCCTGATTCCCAGCACTGCGCGAAGTATTCAACGTGCTGCTCATCGGCTTCGCGGATGTTGTAACCCGGCTCAAGGTAAAGCTGGTCGACAGGAACCTGATAACCTTTGTTGACCACGATTCCGCCGCGAGTTTCTTTGTCTGAGTAAATTTTTCCGAGAGATGTCATCTTTTCCTCACTTTGATAAACAGATTGCGCTGGCAATGGCGAATCCGATAACGATTAATGCCAGCTTAATCTTGAAAATGCGCCATGCTTTCAGGTCTTCTTTTCGGATTTCGTGGCGGATCATTGGGATTCTCCGAGTGCTTTGGCGATGGCTGCTTCAGCTATCTCTCTTTGAGCCGAAGAAATATCTTCAAAAAAACATATAATTTGCAAAGCCTCCAGCAGTTCCGGTGCTGCTTCAATTAACGCCATGTCTTCCTTTTTAACAATCAGCGTTGGATGCCCATCCCTCATCACAGTCGAATCAATTACTCCGCCATCTTTCCCTGTCGCTTTGCTGCTCAGACGAAGAAAGCTATTGCTTGTCCACCACTCCCACGGTCCAGGCGTACCTTTGAATTCATTCATCCTCATCACCTCTAACATTTATTGTTGTTTCTACGTCATCACTATAGCGACACCCTCAATCTACGTCAACACTTTATGATAAAATTAAACCAACAACACTCACCCCGCGCTGTTCCGTCCTGAAAAACGTAAGGCGGCGAAATTGGATATAGCAATCGGCGTTATCGTCATAGCGTTTTCGCTGGTTCAGGTGTACAGATGCTGGAAGTTCATCATTCGGAGAATAATTAATGAGAGACGCGCTTCAGCACGCCGCAAACCAGATAATGAGTGGCACTGTCGGCCAGGTAATCGACAAAGCCGGTTATACATCCATCGGCACGGGACTTGGCCTGAAGGTGGCAGAGCAGACGCCGGTCGCACAATCATACATTGCCTCAATGATCCCCCATTCGATTACCGAGTGGGCAGCGGTGGCCTCTATACTTGGCGCGCTATCACTGGTGGCAAAAAACCTTTTTGAGATGTGGTGGAAGATTCGGGAGAGCAAAAAGAATGGCAGCACCGACATCAAGTGAACTTGTCGCCGCTATGGCGTCAAGAGGCGTAACTATCACCACGGCGGACGCGACTGGCATACTGTGTCTGGTAGCGAGCATCACAGAGTGCCTTGAGCTTAATTACCCTGAAGACACATGCAGGCAGGATGCAATTCTGCTATGGGCGTCTATCCTGATCGCCTCAAATACGGCCGGGAGATACATTACCAGCCACCGGGCGCCATCTGGTGCGTCGCAGTCATTTGGTTATGGCAGCAAGCCGTGGATGGCCCTTTACAATCAGATGAAACTACTCGATACGGCAGACTGCACAGGCGACCTTGTGGAAGAGCCTGATGGGGCAGCAAAGCCGTGGTTTCGGGTTGTTACCGGGAGTAAATGCAGATGAAAACGTCAACATTAACTGTAAATATCGCAATCCGTAAATGGTGCATGCCGCTGCTGGTTATCATGGTATTGCTGCGCCTTCCGGTTCCGCGCTGGATTTATACTCTTGAGGCCGTACCATGTCAGCAATAGCGAGATGGAGCTATACGCAGCCATGCACAATCTGGCGGCTTGCTGGCAAGGATAAGTATGGCAAGCCAACATTCGCCTCGCCAGAGTCTCTCCTGTGCGATTATGGCTTCGATAAGAATCTGACCACCGGCACAGCTGGCAATGAGATTGCACAGAAAAACACATTCTGGACGGAATATCAGGATGCGTCTGTTGGCGACTTCATCATGCTTGGTACCGTCACAAGTGCTGACCCGCTGGCCGCCGGAGCTGACCAGATTAGAAACGTCGTGAATTACGGCAATACGTTAGACCGCAATGACCTGCCTGATTTTGCGCTGGTAACGGGGTAATGTATGGCCGCAAAAATGCGAGGAATTCAACAGGCTATTAAGCGCACCCAGCAGATAGTCGGTGAGATTACTGGCGAGAAGGCGGTGTCAGCAATAAAAGCCGCCAACTATATCATCAGGACTGAATCGGCCTCCATGACGCCAGTAGCCACATCAGTTCTGATAAACAGCCAGTATGACACCGTTGAGGTTAATGGCACTCGCATAACTGGAAAGATTGGATATGCTGCTAATTACGCCCTGTATGTCCATAATGCACCTGGTACGCTGCTGGGTACAAACACCCCACGCACAGGGAGACTCAAAGGAAAGGGCAACGTATGGGATAAGAGCGGCGAGCCTAAATTCCTTCTCAAGGCTGGCGAAAACACACGCGAGCTTGTCGATCAGGTAATCAAAAAAGAGATGACGCTAAAATGAGAGATATGCTTGAGCTTGTTGACCAGTACCTTAGCGATGCCGGTCTTTATGATGGGTGGACTTCTCAGCTCGAATTCTGGAACGATACCGAAGTAGGCACAGACCGATTTATGGTGCTGCAATCCAATGGCGGTACGAACGTAAGCAAAGACCTCAGCAATGATTATTATTTTTCACTCTATGTTGTCGGGCAGCAGGGTCAGTACAACATCGAGGAGACAAAAGCAAAAGCGCTTGATGTCATCGCATACATCAAAGAGCATCCAGTTGATAGTTGTATTGGCATGATTCAGTTGCAGGCGCCGCTTGGCCGCCCTACGCTTACGACAGAGCAGAGGCCGGTATATGAATTGTTGCTGAGGGTGGTTTTTGGTGAGTAGTGGTTCCCGCGACAGGATTCGAACCTGTAATCATCCGATTATGAGTCGGGTGCTTTAACCAGTTAAGCTAAACGGGAATTTGGTGCACCATACTGGATTCGAACCAGTTACCGATTGCTTAGAAGGCAATTGCTCTATCCTGATGAGCTAATGGTGCGCTGAATATGGCGGATAGTACAGGATTCGAACCTGTGAACCGTTTCCGGTTTATCGGTTAGCAACCGACTGCTTTCGGCCTCTCAGCCAACTATCCGTGTTGTTGTGGTGGCCGGTGCTGATCTCCGGCTTTCTCTGGCATTACACGTACCCAAGACTATTCTCCAGAGATAGCGCTGTCCTCATCAAGGGGTGCCGTCTCTAACGTATCAGCCTACGCATTCACCACAACGATAATGGCACTCGCCAGAGTGGAATATTTTTCAACCGACTGTGAATATCAGGGAGTCCAAGTGCCATTACCTGTTGTGTGCCCATTATTAATCACACCGGGCCAGTGCGCCGAATTCATTGACAAGGAGTCGGAAGACCTTGCTGGTGTTTAGCCGTTAGGCTACTGCCAGATACATTTCTTCGTTTGCATTTATCTTTGTGGTCAGTTTCTAAAAACCCGCAAAGTCGCACCGAAAACTATCTGCCATTTAATCTACACCACCAATCAAAACCTGTCAACATGATATAATGCGATTGTTTAGCTAAACACAGAGGATTCTAAACATGGCTATTTGTGCAAATGATAACGGCATCATCACAGGTCGCCAGTCGCTCATTGAGCTGGCTGATGGCTGCTGGGATGCTGTGCCAGCAGAGGAAGACTGGAAGTTTTTTGCTCCCATGACCTCAAAAGGCGTCGACTTCAGCCCAAGCACCACCACTTCTGAGGCTGATGATGGCGATGGTTTTGTCGCAACGCTGGTCACTACCGCAGACCTTACCATTTCCGGTGATTTTGAAGTTCGCAAGGCTGACAAGGCTGATGAGTATGGCGTGCACAACCTCATCAAATACTTTGTCACCGAAGTAAAAGCGCGTCGCCAGCCGTCGCTGTGGGTGCGCCAGACCACCGGTAATACCGTTGTCGTTGCTTACTGCAACATTACCGCTCTGAGCTATGATGGCGGCACCAATGACATCATCACCGGCTCGGTTGAATTCAAGCCTTATGATGGCTCTACTGTTGACGTGTCCAGCATCGAAGATTTGATGCTGACTACTGATATCAGCGCAACAAAAAGCGTTGCCACTGGCGCCACTCTGACGCTCGGTCCGGTGGTTGCGGCTGTCGGTGTAGAGCCTTATACCTATCAGTGGTATAAAGGCACCACGCCGATCAGCGGTGCTACTACCGACACGTTCACCAAGGCCACTGCCGCCGCGGGTGATGCTGGCACGTACTTCTGCCGCGTAATGGACTCGGCAACCAGTCCTGATTACGTTGACTCCACCAAGTGTGTTGTTACCGTTACGGCATAAAGAAAACCCCCGAAAGGGGGTTTATTTTTTCAGCAGTGAAGACACGCGGATACTTGAAATGGCATCAATGGTCATCATCATCCTCCTCACTAATCGCAGTATCTAGCTGTCGGCGCAGCATACACAGCGCACCATGCGGCATAAACTGATTAGCCATGCCATCGAATATCTGCCGGTTTAATTTATTATCAATTCGCGGCCTGATTGCAGACCAGCATGACCTGATTGCACGATTTACCGGCCGACGGTCTAGCATTGCGAATCGCGCAGCCAACTCAATAGTCACGAGCGTATCAAGATACTGCTCGCAGGCGTAGCGGCTTTCATCATCCATCATCATTTACCATGGTTCTCATGAAAATTATATTTAACCTCCGCCTTTCTCCTTGCTTCAGCGGCCATATTTAAGTCAGAAAACAACCCAAGATGAATCTTTACACCATCAACTTTTATGTTTGAGGCCCATTTTTTATGTTGTTTATCCCATGAAACACCAGTAACACCTGATTTGTTTGTTACCCTGAACTTCATGTTGTGATTATTCTCTTTTGGAGTGACAAGTCTGAGGTTATCTATCTTATTGTTTGTTTTGTTGTGGTCTATATGATCAATCTGCATTCCGTCAGGAATTTTCCCATTATGCATTTCCCAGATGATGCGATGAACAAGATGCTTGACGCCATAGATTCCAACAATCTTATATCCATTGCCTCCCACCGTCTTCACCTCGCTTCCGATTTTCACTCTGTTTGAGGTTCTTATCTTCCAGTAAATAGCCCCATCGCAATAATAAAAAATATCTGACCAATCAGTTATCTTCATCGAATGTCACCCCTACCATTGCAAGTAATTTTTTCGCCATTAACTCAGCCTCATCATAGGTGAACCCGCAATCAACGTACAGGTCGATGTAAAATCTCAAATCAGCATCAGTCTCGTTCATATTTCAAACCCTCAATCACCTTATGCTTTCAATCTACGTCAGTTTTGCGCCCCCTGTCAATGGTATAATTACGTGATTGTGAAAACAGGATTTAGACATGAGACAACGCACACCGCTAACAGAAATCGGAGAGATGCGCATCTCCCTGAATGATAAGTCTTTTTTCTTCAAGCCATCATTTGCGGCAATGAATGAACTTGGCTCACCGAAAGAGATTGTCGAGCTGTACGCTACGCTTAATGGCTATGAATACGCGGCCATACTTGGCGCCATTCAGTCATTGCCGTATGGTGCGCAGATTCAGGTGGCAAAAATCCTGTCACGTCCTGCATATGGTAAGAAAGTGCTCAGCGCTGCCTGCCTCATAATGCAGTCCTGTTGCGATGATGATATCTCGGTGCTGATTGGGTCATGGAAACCAACCCCGCACGGTGTGAAGTACGTCACAGGAAGAATGCCGGTAAACGACATTATTATTATTGCTCGCAACCTGATGGATCATGGCATCATCGGCAAGTCTCCACTCAAGGTTCCTCAGCGCTCGGAAAACCAAAAGCGCACAACCAGTGAGTTGAGAATGTCGGATTACATCATCTCCGCTCGCACCCATTTCGGAATCACCCGCGAGGAAGCCGAAGACCTGACCATGACCGAGTATCAGCAGATGATAAAATCAAAATACCCGGAACCGGAAGGCATGACGCGCGAGCAGTATGATGCGTCCTATGAGCGGGCCAGGCTGAACAAACAGAAACTCAAAGAGAAAGCCGCCAGAAAGGCCGCTAAAAGCAAAGGAGCAAAATAATGGCAGAAGAAGTTGGCGGCATTGTCTATGAGGTTGGCATGGAGGTTTCAGGCCTCACTGCTGGCGCTAAACAGGCAGAAAATGCACTGGAGAGCATCGACAAGTCAGCTCAGAACTCATCAAAAAGCATGGATAAGCTGGATGGCGCGGCATCATCATCTGGCAAAGAGCTTTCAGCCCTGGCAAAAATCGTAAGCTCCATTGATGCAACGCTGAAGGATATGGCTTCATCATCGAAGACTGCCGCCAGCTCAGTAGAGGCGACAACCTCAAGCGTCACTGGTGCCGAGCAAGTTATTGCAGCCCTAAACCAACAGCTCGCACAGATGCAGCAGGCGCAGGTATCCGCGAACGCAACCGGACTTGCGCTTCAAAACTCAGTTAATCAGGTCACTCAGGCAATTCGCGCGCTTGGCGCTCAGTCAACTGAAACTGGCGGGTCAATCTCTGGCATTGACAGGATGATTGAGGGTCTTGGAAACCAGATCGCAATCCTCGACGAACAAGCGGAAAAAGGCGCAAGAAGTGCAGCGATACTTGCCGCCCAGCTTCGCGCAGGAGATAGCGCCACTGACGCACAGAAAGCAAAAATAGCTGAGCTTACTGGTCGCCTGTATGACATGAAAAACGGCACGGAGGCCGCTGGGAAGTCTACTGGTAATTTTAAAAACATAATGCAACAAGGTGGCTATCAGGTACAGGATTTTATTGTCCAGGTTCAGGGCGGCCAGTCTGCGCTTGTGGCATTTAGTCAGCAGGGCTCACAGCTTGCATCTGTTTTCAGCCCTGTTGCTGGCGCCGTGCTTACTATAGCAACAGTTGTTGCCGGGTCCCTTATAGCATCACTAGGCAATGGCAAAAACGCCATTGATTCTCTGAAAGAAGCTATAACGACCATGGATAGTGTCGTGTCGGTTTCATCTTCTGGTGTTGCTGTCTACACCGATAAATTCGCTCAACTTGCAAAAGCCAACTCAGCTGTGGCCACTCTGATGCGACAACAGGCGCAGCTTGAGTTGCAGGCCGCCCTGTCTAAAGTATCAGCAGAAGTCACGAAAGCATCAAGTGACTTTATCGGATTTGGCGATTCACTTGTCTCATCACTTGGCGGCGGATATGCCAGCGTGAAGCTGTTCAATGACTACATGTCACAGCTTAATATCACAACCAATAGCTGGACAGAGGCCATTAAGCAAGCGTCAGCAGCAGGTCAGGCCGGTCAGACGTCAATGAATGGCATGATTGCCACAGTGGGTGCGCTGGCTGGTAAATTCCAGCTCTCGGACCAGCAGGCTTTCGAATTTGCAAAGCAGCTTTCTGATATTGCAAAAAACCCATCAGATGAGAAATTGCAAGCTCTGGTTGTCACTCTACAGCGAGTAGGGGAGGGCACATCCAGCGGGGCGGCAACGGCGCGGGAGTACGCAAAAAGACTGCTTGAGATTGCAACCAGCAGCGCCGATGCAACACAACGCCTACGACTGCTGAAGCAAATGACTGATGAGTTAACTGACTCTCAGGATAAGGCGTTGCAGCAGGCCAAACAGACCCTTTTTATTGAGCGACAGACTGGCGCAGAGAAACAGAAAGCGCTCGCATGGCGTGATGCTGAAAATCAGGGACTAAAGGCCGGTACTCAGGCATTCCGTGACTATTACAACGTTCGCCTGCAAACCTATCAGCAGCAGGAGAAAAACGCACAAGCCCTGAAGGATGAGCGTAGCGCGCAAAGTTCGGCAACCTCAGAGGCCAAAAAAGCAGCCACAGAGCAGGAGAATATCGCCAATAAACTTGAGCAGCTTCGCCAGAAGTCACTGCTTACCGCCGAAAGTACAAGAGAGCTTGGTCGTGAACAGTCAATACTGGCCGCTCAGCAGTCTCTTGGCAAGGGTGCCACTCAGGAGCAAATTAACCTTGCCGGACAATATGCGGCTAAGGCGTGGGATAACGCTAACGCGCTCAAGGCTCAGGCAGAGGCAGAGAAAAAAAGAGTCGAAGCTGTAAAAGGATTTTCTGCACTAAAATCGCAGACATCCCCAATGTTTGCCGTTGAAACAAATTATCAAAAGGATTTAGCGGCGCTTAATGCTTATGCAGTAGCTTACCCGCAAAAAGTAGCGGAAGTTGAGCAGGCCAGAGCAGCTATTGAGGAGCAGTACCGCCAGCAGCGCCTTGATGCCATGTGGCAGGAGTGGAGCCAGCAGAATGCAGTCACACAAGCTGCCGCAGCAGCCTTTGATTCTTTTGGACAAACGGCAAGCAACGCATTAACTGGCGTTCTGACTGGCTCAATGTCTGTGAGCGAGGCCCTACAGTCAATAGGTAGCAATGTATTAAATGCGGTTATCAACTCTTTCGTTCAGATGGGTATTGAGTGGCTTAAATCGGTAATTATGGGGCAGGCAGGGATGGCAGCAGCATCTGCCGCAACCGCCGCTCAGGCGGCAGGAATAGCAGCGGCTATGGCCCCAGCAGCAGCAATGACATCACTTGCTACGGCAGGAACCAACGCAGTACCCGCTCAGGCTGGCATTATTTCAACGGTTGGTGTAGCTAAAGCCATGTCGGTTGCTGGAGCGTTGAAAAATGGTGGCCCGGCACAGGCTGGTTCAATGTATCAAGTCGGCGAGAATAACCTCCCTGAAATCTTCCAGGCCAGCAATGGTAATCAGTATATGATTCCTGGAGATTCAGGAAAGGTTATCAGCAACAAAAACCTGACCGGCGGCGGTAGTGGTATTGTGATTTATAATAATGTCACAAATAACAGCAGCGGAGCAACAGCCGCATCAACCGCAACGGATAATGGTGATGGGTCTGTTACAATTGAGACGATTGTGGCTGATATAAACGAGGGAGGCCCTATTTCTCAGGCCATTACCAGCAACACCACTGCAACCAGAAGGGCAACAGAATAATGGCTATAGTTCCATACCCATCTTGGCTACCGCTTGCGCAGCGTGCCAGTAAAAACATGACGACTCAGACCCCTTTCCGGAGCGACCAGCCTGCGGTTGGGGCGCCGATTTTTCAAAAGTTAACGACCGACGTTGCAGTGACATGGAGCCTGACGTGGGTCTTTACGCTCAGGCAGGAACGCGCGTTTATGCAGTGGTTGAGAAGCCCAAACTACCTCAACAAGTGCAATGAATGGTTCACGATGGATATCGACCTTGGCGGCAGCGGATTACAGAATCAGACTTTACACTTTACTGACTATCCTGTGCAGACAAGCATCAATGGCGGCATCGTCACATGGACTGGAAATGTCATCTGTAAAACTCTCAATAACTCCATGGATGAGTTTGATGATGTGCTGGTTGAACTGGATGAGAGATGGTTTTCATGGCTTGATGAAGTCGTTAACAGAGATTTGCCGGAGTATCCATAATGCCTACATTGCGTGAATATCAGTCAAAAAGGCCAAACTGGAAGCTGTATGACACCATAACCTTTTATCACTCTTCATTTGGTTACGTCCGGCTTGTTGGCAATGAGTTTTCTGATATTGTACTTGGAGGGCAGACTTACCAGCCAGTGCGCATGGATGTAACCAGAAGCCAGCAATCAAACACGCCGGTAATCAATGCCACGCTGAAGTTTGCGAGACTGGCTAATGACTTTAAGCAATATTTAAAGTTATGGTCAGGGTCTGGACGTATTGAGCCTATCACTGCGCTATATCAACGCTTTGATGAGACTGACAAAGACACTCCTTTAAAGCCATACACGCTTTATGTTAACGATGTGACGCTTGACCAGTCTGATGTAACGGTCTCCATCTCCATAAAAAACCCAATTAATGGCAACGTGGCAAAACTTTATGACATCACAGAATTTCCAGGATTGCGTACCGTTTGATGATTTTGAAAGGATGATGACTGGCAAGCCATACGTTGACAGATGTTGTCACGTTGACGCAGTGGACTGCTGGGGACTGGTAGTGCTGTTTTATCGCCTGTGTATGAATATTAATGTTCATCACGATGATTCATATTCAAGTGGTGGCGATTTTGTTACGTGTTTCAATGGGGAGGTTTTATTCTGGAAAGACACCGATCAGCCAAAAACTGGTGATGTGGTGGTTGCTTATCGCGGGAGCCATCCGGTACACGTCGCGCTGTGGTGGGGTCGTGATAAAATACTGCATGCGCGAGAAAAAACGGCAGTCAAGACAGACCGCCTTAAAACACTCGAAAAATTATCAACAAAATTAAGGTTCCTGACTTATGCCGGTTATTCACATTCAGAAGATGCCAGGAGTTCCAAAAGAGACGGGTAATGTTCCTGCTGGCACTAATCTGTGGCGATGGCTGGAAAATTCCGGCCTTCCGTCTGATATCAGGATTGCGCTGAATGGCCGCATGTTTGGCCCTGATGATGAGCTTTCGATATCGTTAAAACAAAACGATATTGTTAACATTTACTGCCAGCCTCGCGGCGCTATTGGCGACCTTATCAGTACGATACTCAAACCTGTAACTAAGGTGCTTTCTTTTCTGCTGCCAAAAGCATCAACACCGTCAACCAGCAGCGGAGCGACTGTTGAATCACCCAATAACAGCCTGAAATCGCAGACCAATATCGCGCGCAACGGAGAGGCAAGGCCTGATAACTTCGGTCAGATAAGGGCATTCCCTGATTTGATTCAGGAATCACTCTTTGAATACGTTGACGACCTGAAGTATGTCACTGAGTTCATGAATTTTGGCCTTGGTAAATACACCATTTCTTCGGTTCGCTATGCGGAAACTAACCTTGGTTCTCTGCCCGGAGCGACGCACGTCATCTACAATCCAGGTGATGTGATTGGACAAATCATTGAGCCTTACCAGTTCGACGGGCTTGATGGTCAGGAGGTGCCGGGGCTTAACGAATCAGAAGATACCCCGATAGAGGCGGCGACCACGACATCTGTTACCAGTGGAAATTACGCTGGCGGTCAGTTGTTAATGGTCATACCAAAAAACAGTGATTTTGATTACTTCATGGGGCTGTCTTTACCGCACTCCGTATCATTAACAATAAATATTACCTACAACTCGACATCGGGGCCAGTTACTGAAAATATTCAACTCAGCGGTAATATCATTTCTGCTGAGGAAACTGAGACAGGCGTGATTCCTGATATTCAGTATTTTTATAATTTCACCTTCAATAACCTGACCGGCGCAAATCTTGGCAACCTGACCGGCGCAACCATCAATAACACTTATTTCCAGATTGTGGATAATGAGGCGCTTGTTGTTGGCCCATATGTTGGAGCCGTGGAATCAACGCAGGTATGGGTTCACGTTCAGTCTGAGCTTGGGCCTACCAGTGGCACGGCGGATTATCTAATCAAGGTATGGGCGGTTGATGATAATGGAGATGCCATTCCCGGGACTGAGGAGCAGCTCGCAGACAGCATCGATAACCCATTCAATCAGACAACAAAAACCTATTATCGGACATACAAACTTACTCCAGCTTACGGACTGGCTAAGTACGCTATCAGCATTGAAAGGACAAACAACTCAAACTCTGGCAACCGCGTAACGTTGCAGGCAGCGCATGCTATCAACATTCGCGAGAATGTGGTTTATCCTGATGACACTCTGGTTAAAGTGACAGTGAAGGCTACTCTCCAGCCGACATCAGTATCTGAGCGCAAATATAATGCGCTGATCACCCGCTGGACTATTGGATACAACAGAACAACCGGGGCAGTCGACTATACGTTAACGCCATCAAGAAGTTTTGCAGATTCAGTGCTGCATAACTGGCTTATTACTGCTGGTCAGCCTGAAAGTACCATTGACGTGGGAAGGCTCTATGAAATAGCTGATGCGCTGCCTGATTCTCGTCTTGGGTACTTTGATTACACCTTTGACGATGAGGATAAGTCCATTGGTGAACGAATTCAGACCATCTGTGATGCAGCTCGCGTAACAGTGTTTTGGGATGATGGTGTCTTATCTTTCTCAAGAGATGAGCAAAAATCAACACCTGAAACCGTGTTCAATACCAGAAACACACAGGCCGATGGCTATAAGATGTCTTATGACATGACGCTACCGGGGTCATATGATGGCGTAAGCGTTCAGTACCGAGACCCAAATACCAATAAACAGGCATACGTTTATTATAAAGTTGGCGCATCTGGCATAGAGCCAGGGGAGCCAAGCAAGCCGAAAAAATTCGAGATGCTATATGTTAGAAACCTGTATCAGGCAACAGATAGGGCCATGCTTGAGTGCAATCGCCTCATGTACTCACGTCGTGGGATGGAGATAAAAGCGCTTGCTGATGGCGAATGGGTGAATGTTGGCGATATGATTTCTGTTGTCGATATTTATGATTCAGTGCAGCAGACTGGCGTTATCCGCTCAAGGTCTGGAAATGTGTTCACCACAAGCGAGCAACTCACAGCAGCAAGCGGCTTGTTTGTGGTTATCACTGGCGCCAATGGCGAAGTTTCAGAACGGCTTTCTTGCACAGTTACCGGATTAAACACGTTCGAGTGCGCATTGCCATCTGACTTCGAATTAAACATTTTTGACGGCGTTAATGTTCAGTCAGAATCAAGATATGCCATCTCAACAGAGGTTGAGCTTGACTCAACGTTATGGACAGTCAGCCAGAAAACTCCAGGTACAGATGGCACAGTCTCACTGACTGTAACCGAGTACAATGACGCCATGTACGCCTACAGCAACCCTGTTGCATGATACAATAGGGCAATTAATGATTATGGAGATTGCAGCCAATGGCTACTACCCCAACTAACAAGCCAATCCCATCAGAAGACCCGCGCGATCTTAAATTTAACGCAGGGAAAATTGATGAAGAGGTTAACGGAAGTGCTGACTACTACACTGACCGCTTTAGTGTGCAGCGCCTGACTAACACCGGCAGGAATAACCAGTTTCAAATCCAGATGAATCAGCAGGCTGATGACTGGCTTTCCCAATTTAACCAGCAGGAATCTGAATTTCAGCAATTCCTTTTAAACTCAGGTTATGAGTTTTTAGGTGATTATGAAAATGGTCCATATACAATTACTGCCCGAAATCAAATTATTCGTTATCAAAATGAATTCTGGCGCTTAAACGCATCTACCAACCCACCATATACAACTACTGGTGTTAATAGTGCATCATGGGTTACAGATGTTACACATCTTGTGAGCGTTGGTGATGCTAATTTAAGGCAGGAGCTGTCTACCGTCAGTGATGACTCAGGAGGTGCCCTTTTAGCCATGCCACAAGGCGGCACTATCGCCGACGCGGTTAAATACATAACACCTTATGCATTTAAAAATCTGGTTGTTGGCGATAACTGGACACCTGCGCTAGCTGCTGCGGATTCAGCCGCTCAGGCGTTAGGTGTTCCCCTGGATGGTCAAGGGTACACATATACTCTAGGCTCCTCTGTAGTTTTACGTTGCGCAAAATATCGCAATCTGACACTAAGACCTGCTACAGGTTATACAGGGGCGGCCCCGATTTTTACAGTTAATACCTCAACTGGATTTATCGAGCATGATAACGTTGATATCAGTAATTTTGTACTTACTGGATGTAAGTTCTTACAAAGTTCTTATGTCGGCGATACTACCGCTGTGTTCAAAGGATTATGTCGCTATAATAATAACGGAAATCTTGTACGCACCACACTTACGGCGGATATCAACACAGCAACCGCCTATATTTTAAGCGTTACTGATGCATCTGCATTCAAAGCTGAGGACCCAGTACACGTAGGTGAAGGACGTTATAAGATTCTCTCCATCTCTGGGAATAGTATTACCCTATACAATGATGGTACTGGGGCGACATTGTTCGACTCTGGTGCTCGTTATCAGCACTATGCAGGGCAGTACGTAACCCTAAACCAGGGTTATGATAACAACGGTATTCGCATAGGTAATAGTACTCAGGGGTGGACTATTCACGGCATTGGTGAGATAGAGTGTCTAAACAATGGGTGGACTGGTTTCTACCATGATAGCGGCTCCTACAATGGGTATCACAGCATTTCTCGCATTCGAGCTAACGGCAATGGATACATTGGTATTAGTCTGGGGTACGTCAACAAAGGATCTGTTAGCGGTTGTACCGCGGAAAATAACGGCAACAACGGTATTGATATCTTTGAAGCTAAACAAACCTACTTAGTTCACGATAATGTAACTACCGGAAATGGTGTCGATAATATATTTATAGGAGGGCTAGGTGAAGTTGCTGCTGTACACAATAACACTTGCATCAATGCTTTTCGAATTGGCATTCTTATCTTCGGGCGTACTACCGCAATATTTGGAGCTGAATTGCTCAACAATAAATGCCAAGGTAACAGATATCGCTCCATTGGTTTCACTGGTGTCAGATACGGTAAAATAATCGGCGGTAATGTTGGTGGGGCGGCAAACTGGTCTATTTACATTGAAGGAAGAGCGGGTTTAAATAACCCAGATAAAATCACCATCAAGAATGTTGATATGTATCAGTCAGCTACAGGTGATATAGGTGGAAACCTTGGAAATGAAACGTCGTTTCCATCTGGTACGATTGACCTGATTGATAACAATACATTTTCAAGATTGCCGACCACAACAATAACTAACGTGAACTACTACGGATGTAAATTTTACCCAGAGTGTTACATAGCTGGCGCAGGCATATATACTGCGGCTGCTGGTGCAAACATTGCAGTTTCATTGTCTATCAGGAGGCCGCATAACAGTACTGTAACAGATGCTGCATCTGCTATTCCTGTGATTATGACAATATCATCAAACACCGCAGGCTCTGACCAGTCCAGTGTAACTAGAGCCACTAAAACCCTAACTAACTCAGTTGAGCTATTAAATAACGCATCTACAAGAGGTAAAATAATTGTTGTGCCATACTTAGGTAACTTATCATACAACTTTTCACTATCCTCTGCTGGAACAAGGTATATACTTGTAAACTGCGGTGGATTTCGCAAACTTCTTACATTAACATGGACTTAGTTAAAATCCCCCGAAAGGGGGATTAATTTTTAATTATCATTATAAGCATGCAGATCAAAACTGTATCAAAACTGATAGTCTCCCCTCGCCATAAACTGAATGCTACAAATATAAGCCAAGCTAGTTTTAACATTTTTCATTTTCCTAATGCAATGGTGATAATGATACAGTATTTAGGCTGGTAAAATAAAAGGGCCAGATGGCCCTTTTTTATCAAAACGGAATATCATCATCCATCGGCGGCTCGTTTGCCGGTGGTTTTTGTGTGGCTGATGGTTGCATTCAAAAACTATCAATTTGTATGCTCTTATCATGAGGATTTTTCAAAGGATAATGCGTTGCTCTCCAGTCGTTGAAGGCCATCATGGCAGCTTCCCATCCAAGGCATACACACACAAAGCATCCTGCTTTTTTACTTGCCTCAAGATACTCAAGTTGACCATCTTCCCATTCGCTAAGTGTATGGTCTCTCCTCTTCATCTCAATGACAAGGGATGGATTGCCAGGGATTATGATATCTGATGCTCCTTTGTTTAAAGCTCCCTTCTTTTTTAAGTTATTAACTTCGTGCGCTTTTCTCTTCCCCTCATTTGGGATGTGAAGAACAAGGCGCCCAAAACTGTCAGGATATATTTTCTTCAACTGATTTATGAATGTTACAAGTTCAGCATCTTCTACCGGACATTTTTTATTGCGGTAGTCTTTTTCACCATAAATCTTTAACCACTCAGGAAAAATCATAATTCACCCCAGTACATACCTTTCACATTGTAATATTTGCTGCCCTTATCCTTTCTAAACATAATGGCAGTAGGATGTGTGGCATCTTCTCTTCTTGATAATGCCTCGTCTATCTCCAGCACCTCCCCAAAAGATTTGATACTAAAATCCTCCCACTCTTTTCTTTGCCACTGCTTTTCTGCCATAGGCTTAAAGAACTTGTTAACGAACCATGGCGACTGATCAATAGCAAACTTAACTACCAACATATCATCACCACTACTTACATAGTGGCGAGTTATGCTCATCATCGTAACTTTTGATTGCTTGGTTGCATCTGGAGCAGAATCAAGCCTTGCAGCCTCTTCCTGTAACTTCTGGTTTGGATCAATGATCTCTGCTTTGCAGCTCACGCAGTTACGCGCAGCAATATCATTTTCAAAACCACAATCAGGGCATTCTTTGAATGACCATTTATACGAGCAACGACGCATTTCACGAAGAGCACCAACCATCACATAGTTCTTACAGCGTCGACCAAAGTGCCCGGGCATTGGCTTTTGTCCTGTCTTTTCGCCAGATTTATCATAAATGTCTATCATTATTCTGTCTCCAGCAAGGTCAATCCAATATCCCTCACTATCCATCTCAAGACCTTCTGGATTTGGACGTACTCCAAATTCATTAACAAATCCGCACGATGGGCATTTTACTTCCATTGGAATAGATGGTTTTTTTCGTGTTGCTTTAATCTCAGGAGTAAACAGGTCTCCTGTCTCCGCAAAATGACGGTCTATGTTTCCTGCATAGTCGCTAACGAGAAAGTTTTCCTTCCCTTCGTAGAGCCTTGTTCCACGACCGATTATCTGCTGATACAGGCGTGGTGACTCTGTGGCACGCATAACTGCAATATGATCGCAATGCGGCACGTCAACGCCAACCGTGAGGATATTCTGGTTTACAATGTATTTAACCTTCTGTGCCTTAAAATCTGATATCGCCTTATTGCGCTCAGCAGTAGGCATATCACCGAAAACATAGCTATAACTACCAGGAGGCAGCGACTCCATGATCTCCATGGCATGCTTTTTCGTGCTGGCGAAAATCATAGTTCCACGGCGATTCGCTGAACGCCTGACGATATCCTCAACGATGCGAGATGTCTTGCGTCCTTTGCCAACCATAGCGCGCTCTACCGATGCAGTTGTATAACGCCCAAGTTTATCCTTCTCAAGTCCAGAGGTATCATATTCTTCTTCTACGTGCTCAGTAACTGGAGGAGTCAGGTAGCCATTATCAATCAGGAATTTTGCCTCAAGCTCATAAACAACCTTGTCATAGTAAGGGTCAATCGCTGTCTCTTCGTCAGTGGGGCCGGACTGGTAGTGGTCTTTAAATATGTACCCCGTACCAAGACGATAAGGCGTTGCGGTCATGCCAATGATGCGCAGTTTTGGGTTGCGACGCCTCATCTCATTAATAATAGATTTAATAGTTGGCGTGATGCCATCACACTCATCAATGATGACAGCCCCGTATTTGTCGCCGAACATTTCAATAGAGTTTTTGATTGTGACAGGAGAGCCAAAAACAACAGGGTGGCGCAGATTTTTAGGACCAGCCTTGGCGCTAAACATGCTTGCTGGCTCGCCGGTTAAAGAAAGATAACGCTGCCTGTTTTGCACAACTAACTCGCTTGTTGGGGCAACACACAGAACACGTTTGCCAGTATTTTTAAATACCCAATCGGCGATTGATGCAACAACAACGCTTTTTCCGCTACCTGTCGGGAGAATAATCATGCATGATGAAACGCTTGTTCTGATGTGGCCTATTACTGCATCTACAGCCTCTTGCTGGTATCCTCTAAGCTGTACTTTCATAATGTCCTCTCGAATAAAAAGGGCCACGAATGGCCCTTGGTTACTTATTTAAATCAAAATGGCACATCGTCATCGAAGTCAACCGGCGGCTCTTCATCCTGAGATTTTGCCGTTTGCTTTTGTTGCTTTGCTGCTTGAGCGGATTTAGTCTGCTGACGACCAAATACCCCGGCGACGTAGTTCCCTGATTTCTGCTTGTCATCAGATTGCCATACGCGCAGAAGAAGAATCATCGGACGGTTAGCCAGCGCGCTTGCGATAGCGAAATCAGTAGGCTCTTTCCCTGAAGCCATCAGTTTACCACCAGCGTTTGCATCAATTGCTGCCAGCATGCTGATTGCATTATCGCGCTGCTTATCTTTCTGGCTGAAAACTTTCAACTTCTGGAAGATGATACGATTTTTGTAATCGCCCTCCAGAATACGCCATTTAAGGTTAAAGAATCGCTCTCCTTCCCATTCATCGTCCTTGCACTCCTCAACGGCAGCCAGAACGCGGGTGCCGTCAGGAATAACTTCGAAACCACCACCAGCCTCAAATTCAGATTTTGATTCAACTTCTTTACCGTCAGAAAGATTCCAGAAACCCATTTTTATGTCCTCTCGATTATTTGATGATCAGCTTTGGTTTTCCATCTGTGATGGCACAACCTTTAATTTCAGTTCCGGCCTTCAGTGCCGCTTTAATGGCTGCATTATCTGCCGAAACTTTCACAACACGATACTGCTCAGGCAATTGCTCAACCGGGACAAACACATCAAGAACAGGAGATGGTTTTCCAAGCGTGATGCTGAATAGCTTGCCTTTGATGTTCGTTTTGCCAGATGCCAGCATGTTCTGACGAAGATAATCTTTAAGATTATCAATCTTCGCAGACAGCACACGCTTACGCTCTGACAGGCGGTCAATCTCAGCCTTCATTCCAGCATCGTCCGCCTCAAGTTCGCGGATATACGCAGCCACCATTTCAGCCTTTCCTTCAAACTCCTCCTCAATGAGGTTGATAGTGTCTTCAATCTGCTCGCGTGGAATATCTTCCATCGCCAGCAGTTCGTTAAGCTGTTTCGTTATTTCGTACAGATGCATAATACTTAATCTCTGTCAGAAGTGGATTCTCACCTTTGTCAAACTGAATCTCAGGCTCAAGATTGAAGCGATTTTTAGCATTGACATAACCAACACGGCCATCACCAGATGTGACAAGTACACGCTGCCCTGTCTGCACTACTTTACCGAACTTAGTTACCTGTCCCTTTTTATCAGTCTCAGTACCCTTCACAAACTCTTCATTGCGGATGTAGATAACAGCATCGCTAAGCGCAACGTAACCATCAATACTGGCTTCGTGCATATTGAGAGTGTAAACAGTGTACTCATCAGAATCCGGTCGGTTCTTCATCTTGCGAATACCGGCATGCGCCAGATAAATAATGCTCATACCTTTATTTGAGCGAAGATATTTGCAGGCGTTAATAATTTCAGCATGCATCTCAGCAACAACGAGATAACCTTTGTTGTAACCACCGGCTGCTGCGCCAACGTTATCTACCCCATAGTTTTCGCAAACCTCATGCTCAAACATGGCGTGGAGGCTGGTGATGGAATCGATAACCAGCGTTTTATAGTCATGCTCTTCTGTGATAAGAGCGCGCAACTGCGACAGCAAGTCTTCTTTGGTGCTTGTTTTGCGCTTGGCATCAGCGCGTTTCAGAACCGGGAATGAATCAGGCTTGTTTTCTTCGTCCCAGTCGTCGAATACGCCGGTGATCTCTTCTGCCTGAATGAAAACAGGCTTAGGGAAAAGCGCTGCCAGAGTCGTCTTTCCGACGCCAGGGGTGCCGACAAGAGTAATGATAGGTGCTACTGGTTTTGGTTTTTGAATCATTGATAAGCTCATAGTGTCCTCTCTAATCACTCAGCGTTGTTGCTGGTGTGACTAAAAGATACGACAGGATATTGGTCAGGTCAATAGCTTGACGAAAATATTTTTTGCATTCATTATTACTACATTAAATGCAGGAGGATAAATGAAGAGCATCGCAGAACAGATTAAAGAGATGGAACAAAGAAAACTAACTGACCTAGTGGAGTATATGGGAGGACAGGCTTCGCTGGCGCGATTCCTTGGCGTTTCTCGTCAATCAGTAAATGAATGGGTTTCCCGGGGACGTATCAGCGCATCGGCTGCCATAGAGGTAGATAAGCTAACCAACGGACTTTTTAAAAAGGAAGATTTGCGTCCAGCAGTTACTCAATGGAGAGAAAAATAATGACAGGCTACAAGGATTATCATGCTTCAGGATTCCCCATTATAGGAATCTACCCAATGGACCATGACCGGAAATGCACCTGCGAGAGGCCTGAATGCGACGCAGCAGGAAAGCACCCCATAATGTCAAACTGGCAATGTGGAATCATATGGGAAGATGACCAACTTGAGAACATGCGCGAGTTTGGTCAGCTAAACAGTTTCGGCGTGTTGGTCGATGGCTATCTTGTCGTAGATGTTGACCCGCGAAATGGTGGTAATGAAGGGTATGATGCGCTTTGTGAGGCGCTTGATATGGAGCTTGCCGATGAATCAGGGTTTGTGGTGAACACTGGCGGCGGCGGTAAGCATATTTATTATAAATTGCCAGATGGAGTGAAGCTAAATTCTCACGACAAGCGATTCAAAGGCATTGACTTCAAGTCCTCTGGTTTTGTTATCGGATGCGGTTCTTTCCATAAGTCAGGTAACTTTTATGAGGCTGAACATGGTTCTCCGTCATCCATAACAGAGCCTCCATCTTCACTTGTCGAACTATTGCAGCGTGACGAGCGTGAAGAATTTTCACTCGGTGCTGAATCGTTTTCCATGCAGGAACTTCAGGACATGCTGAACCACATTAACTGTGGCGAAGATTATGAAGACTGGATTCGTGTTGGCATGGCAATCCATGAAGCAACAGATGGTAACGGATTTGAACTGTGGGACTCATGGTCATCGCGCTTCTCAAAGTATGACCCGTCAGATATGGATTACCACTGGCACTCATACGGCAAAGGAAACGGCGACCGCGTCACTGCGGCCACTTTGGTTCATCTGGCAGAAGAGGGTGGCTGGGTCAGAGCTGTATCATTCCAGGCATCGGCAGAAGAGATTGCGCTGCTTGAGAAGTTTGAGAAGAAAATGGCTTTGGGTGTAGGCGAGTGCCCGGTAGATTACAAATCCGTTGACGTGCGATATCCGCCAGGTTTCGTCGGCAGGCTCACTGAGTGGATTAACCGTAACTGCGCCGAAAAAAGGGAATACCTCGCAGCTCTGGCTGCTATCCATGCCGCATCAATCATCTGTGGCGCATCGTCAGACATTTATCTGACCAACCGCAAAGCCGTGCCAAACCTCTTTTCCATTGGCATTGCTGGCTCCGGGTCAGGCAAAGGTGACGTGCTTGCAGCACTGCAAAAAATTATCGACTGCTCAGGACTCAGCAAGACCGTGGCCGGTAAAATTCGCTCGGAGCGCGCCATCTATGAGGGGCTCGCTGCAAACCAGATGTTCAACCTTATCATGGATGAAATCGGCATCAAGCTCGGCAGCGTTGTAGGTCAGAAGGTCAGCGAGTACAACATGGCAACCGCGGGTGCGCTGATGGAATCATATACCGCTGAAATACTGTATTGCGATCAGCGTATCACCGATGAATACGTCAAGCAGTTTGAAAAACGACTCGGCAATCTCATGATGATGATTGAAGAAAACGAGTTGCAGGCAGACCCTGCCGATATTAAACGGCAGTTTGATGATGTAATAAGTCGCATAGACGGTGCAATACGCAACCCTTTCTTTTCCATGTTTGGCGTCTCCACCGATGACCAGTTCAAAAAGCTCATAACCGAAGAGAACATCAAATCAGGTCTCATGGGGCGCGCCATGATTATGCAGGAGCTTCAGGAAATCGCAGACGAAAATGAAGATGTGGAATACTGCGACCTGCCAATGCCTGTGCAAATGACCATAAAAACAATAATAAATGGCACTACTGCTGGTTACAAAAACTGGACAGAATCAATCATAAGCAGCAAAGAAAGGCGAGCAATAAAGGCAACGCCAGAGGTGTCAGCCCTGGCAAAAGAGTTTTTTTCATGGCTCAAGATGATTGCCCGTCAGCATGTAGAAAATGGGACTGGTTATCAACCGTTGATTAACCGGTGCGCTGTAAAGGTGGCGAAGATAGCCGGGATTCTTGCCTGCGATACTGGCGTTATCACAATGGAGCATCTACGGTACGCCGTTGCGCTCACCATTAAATCAACAAGCGATTTAATGATGCGAGCTGACAGTTTGTCAGGGGCTAACTCCAAGAGCAACGACAGGCGCGTTGAGGGGCTTGAATCGCTTGTCCGTGAGTACGTCAAACGTGGAATGGCCCGTAAAGCGATCATCATTGGCGTGGCTAAGGATGGAAACTATAAACGAGCTGACTCTGAGCGCATGCTGGACAAGCTCATTGAAGACGGCGAGGTTGTAGAGGATAAAGAGGCCAAGCGTACAAGTAACCGGGCCATCATCTACAAATTAGTTAATGATGAGGTAAGCATATGATCCGCGTAATTCAGCAAAGCGATATTTTTGCATACAGCCAGTATGAAGCTGAGTGCGAACCAGAGGCAGCGCTAAACATGATGACCGGGCGCAACCTGATGGAAGTCTACTATCACAGCGTGCCAGTGTTCCGCTGCAATATGGGGCACAGCATTGAAGATGATGTGTTTTTCTGCCGCATCAACTACAAAGGAAACACAGCATTCATCTCCCAGCCTTATCGTGATGTAGCGAAAAAGTGCGGCAAGTGGACGCCAGATGAGCATTTCGCTGGCAACGCAGTAGCAAACTTTTGTGATGCATTTGGCGTCGACCGTGAGGAGTTGAAGAGATACCTGGATGCGAGACGCAGTAGAGACAGTGCGGTTAGTCAGGTTTGATGAAAAGAAGAAGCCCACGAAAGTGGGCTTTTTTATTAGTCAAACTGCGTTAGGTTGTACTCTGTGACGTTTACATACTGCTTTAGCACGACGTCATGTGGTACACCACTTTCTTTTATGGCCGCCTCTATCACCGACTTTTTATCGGTTGTATTTTTCATTATCTCAATAATGATGCCTCTAACTATTCTTGCTCTAGCAAGGTGTTCAGCAGGAGAAAGCTTTGAATCTTTCTTGATTTCTGGCTTAGAGTTATCATCTACTGAACCGAGTACGTAGACTATTGCCCTGTTGCTGCCTATCTTTCTCTTGGTGTCAACGGTTATTACACCATCAGAAACCATCAAGTTGAGTATTTCTGAAACCTTTGTTTTGCTGACACTCTCTATGCCAGCCGCCGTTGAAATCAATTTTTTCTTCGCCATTCCTCCAGAATCTCCGACAAGAGAGATGATTCTATCCCTGACCGCAGAATCTACATCAGTTCGCTTGGATGACAACATCTCAACGATAGTGAGTATTTTTGACTTCATGCTATCAAGTTCTTTTTCATATACTGCCTGCATCAACATAAAAACAACCGCATCTTTTTTCATCATGACCTCCACTTTGGTTAGACGACAAATCTAACCTAAAATCAGCGTAAAGTAAATGTGACCTTTAGAGTATTTTTTTATGAAAAAAACAGCATAATGGAGAATCCTTTAATCATGCGGGTTGCGTGGATTTTTTTGTGTGTTATCATTTTCTACGTAAGCAGCAAGAAGCAACTCCGAACGACGCAATGACTTTCAAAATGACTTTCAAAATCATCATTACTTGTTGATTCTAAAG